GTTCAGCGAGATGCTAAGCGTGTCCTCCGCGTCGAGCCAGAGCACCAGTGATGCGCCAAGCTCATCAGGTCGCCATAGCTTCTTACCGCCAACAGCAGTGCCGTCCCATCGGTAGGGGTGGTCGTAGGGTAGTTTGTTTACGAGTTCTAGTGCCATTTAGATGCCTCCCCATTTCCACGCTAGGTAGCCTTCGAGCTTCTGGCGGTCGTCAGTTGATAAGATTGTAGTGGTTGATACAATCTCAGAAATAAATCCGGTTAAAGGGGCGTACCCAGGAGTCCCATGTCCGATTGCATATTTTATAGCAATCGTAAGCCTTCTGTCTGTGCCGACAGAAAGCGCAGGAACATTAAGAAGAGTGGTGGGAAATATGGAAGTTATCGTAGTTCCGCCATTTGCACGGTATTCATTGTGAGTTTGGAAGCCGGAAACGTTTCCCAGATAACCACGCGACCCACTGGCAGGAATCAATTCAAAAACAGGTTGTAAGCTATCACTTCGTTGAGAAACGGCTGCAATAGTTTCGCCCAACGTCGTATTCGATATGGAATTAAGGAGTTGAGCGCCGCTGAATGTGACGACAGATTTACCATTTAGACCGCTTGCCGTGTACAAGGGTTGACTTGACGCCGTATCTTGCGAGACATGATTGCCGTTACCGCTCTTGTCGTTCCACTGGCTCACGTTGGAGCCGTTCAGCGAGATGGTGGCGGCATCGTTGGCATCCAACCACAAAGCCAGAGCAGCCCCGAGATCAGCAGGCGTCCAAGTTTCTGACGGCAAACCCGCATAGTAAGCAGCATCCTGAACACCATACACACCTACCTTTGCATTCCAGTAGGTAGCACTAATTTCTCCTCGGTTTGCATCTTCAGGATCATCGAATCTTCGAACCTGTGAAAAGATTTGACTTAATCCTTTCGTACGAATACCCGCCTCGTTCGTCAATCCGTCCGCAGGAGGATCATTATTCCAATACCAATATGGATTTCCGGGTATTTCTTTCCAAGCCATACCTATTCCTTTTCCATCTTTGCTAACTTATCGTAATACTTCGGATCTTCAAACACATGATCCATCGCGGTTTCTCTTGCTACATCTGGATCGTCTGTGTGTTCCATCTCGACTTTCGTTCCCTTTTCCACCTGTGACTTGATCTGATCCACAGACACACCATGCTTCTTTGCAAGACTCTCGACAGTTTCCTTGTCTGCAAGACCACCTGGCATGGTATCTTCGTTTATGAATTGGTTGAATGATTTCATCTTTAACCCTTTGATAGTATGTATTCTACATCGTGACTGTATGTTTTTATATCAATCTTTCCGTATCCCGAATTAATGCCAAATCGTTTTGCGAATCGGTGATAAAGTTTTGCTCTACCTGATCCCTCGCCTTTTGATGCAGAAAACTTGATCTTTTTGATGGTAAAATTCGCAGTTTTTACGAAATGTCTGGCAATATCGATGACAGTTGCAAATACGCGAAATGAATCGCCTGCACCAATGAGATCCTCGATATAGTCCCCATTTTCAACCAATGCAAATCCAATGGTGATACTTCGATCTCTGTATTCGTATTTGATATCAACCGCGATTGTGTCGCCGTCTGATGTCACGAAACTGTAATCCCATATGATGGGAGAACCGCTGATGGTGTCGTTAATTTTTGCGATAACACGATCGGATGGACTATAAATCATTCTCCACGAATACGGTTGATTTATTGATTCTTTTATGAACTGGTTGAATGATTTCATCCGACAACATCCTTTACTGTCTTGTCTTTCTCCCATGTCTTACACGCCCAGTATCGTGCTTTCCATTTTGGACCAGGGTTGTCGCAGTTGTGTCTCGCTCGGAAATTCTTTCGGCGTTCCGGATCATCGCGGCGGATTTCCATACTGCTATCTCCGAAACGAACCATAACCACATTTCCTTTATCGTTTTTTACATACACGGCAAACTTCTTTGGACCGCTGGGTGTTCGGAACGGATCATTCAGTTTCACTTTCTTTTTCTTACCATCTTCCTCACGAATGATTGCATATGATACTTCTTCACATGTAGTGCATCCATTCACACTTTCTTTGGTTGCTTTTCTCCAGCCGCCACCTTGTTCTTTGTACCATTTACTTGCCCAAGCGTTGGCATAGGCACTTGGGTAAACATCAAACTTTTGTTTTGCTTTTGCGATTGCTTTCTTCCAGAGAGAGGGATTTGTTGGTTCGTTCTCCGATTCATTCACTCCGGTTTTCACGAAAACCGGCTTTTGACCTTTCTTTTCTTCGCCACCTTTTTTCGCATCACCGGCTTTTTTCTGTGCTGCTCTCTTTCGCTTGACAAATGCAGCGATACCTTCCTTGCCTAGTTTCTTTGCTTTCTCTGCGGAAAGACATGCAGCATATGCTGCTCCTTCGGGCGCATCACCACACTTACCTACTCTTTCGCCTTTCTCGTTGTAACGATCCCAACCACCTTCGGACTTTCCGCCCTTTCCGCCTTTACCAAACCACGCACCAAGTCCAGAGTTCTTATACACATCTTCTATAATGACACTGGAAACGCTGATGTTGTCTGGTTGATACTCAAAGAAAGATAGTATAGCAGAAATTCCTTTTGATGCAAGTTCCATGAGATATGAAACAACACGCCCCACGAAACCCATGACTCTCTTTGCTGCATCTGTGAACCAGTTTTCTGTCAGTTCCTTTGTAAAGTCTTCATACATCTCCGAAAATGTCTTGATCGATGCGTTTTCACGAACATCGGCACGAAACGAAGGAAAAGTCTTTTGTGAACGGCTACTATGTGTCTTCCATGAAATGCGAATGGAAACATCCCGAGCGAGATTGTTAATATACTTTCCTGGCTTTCCATACCCATTTGAGATACGATGAATACTTGTGTTTCCCGCTTCATCAAATGCTACGATGTAATCTGCTGCCGCTGCTGGATCTGGTTGAAACTTGTATGCACCAGTTGCCGCTTCGTAGATAAAGAATTTATGAAAGATCGGATTATCTTCGAAGAACTCACGAATCTCTTTGGTTAGTTTAGGAAATAAATTCGATTTGGTTAGATAGTCGTCAGCCAATTGTCGTTCTGCACCTCTTGTCTTGCTGTAGTCCTTCTTTGCCTTGAGAGTGAAATCACCAATGGTTCCGAGTTTTTGTGGAACGGCAAATTCTTTCATGACCTTTGATAATTTGTTTGCGAGTCGTGTTGCTTCACTCGACTCTTTGTTCATGAAGTCAACGGCAGCATAGAAAGTGGAGAGAGTTTCGTCTTTCTTTGCAGACATGAGTTGTGAGCCACCTTTTTTCTTCAAAGATATGCCACTTTTACCAACAATCATATCGGCTTTTGGTGTGGTATCAGAACCCATCCAATTCGGATTCAGTGTACCTCTTGCTCTGCCAGTTTGTTGCATTCTTCCACGAAATCCCTCAGACTTTAACGCATTCACGATTTTGTTGAGAGCAGGCTTTGCAGCGTTGTATGCTTCCATACTTTTGATCGGTGTTTCCTTGTCCTTGTTTGGACCACCATTAAAAGCAACAGTAATAAAGTTTTCAAAGTCTGCCGCGGTGATCTTTTGCTCTGACAAATATTCAGAAAAATCTTTCATTTATCTCTCCGATATGGTATGATATGTCGTATTTATAAATAATCGAAAGGAGGAGTGGATGTCAGAGAAGAAGGTTCTTCTGTTAAACGCAAGTGAGGAAATACTAAAAGTCATTGATTGGAAAAAAGCGGTCAAACTCCTACTCACCGGAAAAGTAAAACGACCATACGGATATGCAGAAACATATGAGATCGTCACGACAAGTGGCGTGTATGAGTTACCTGCTGCTGTCATGTTAATCGAATACATTCATGTCAGGCACACAGAGTTTCAACCTTCCAGAACAAACATTCTTCGACGCGATGATTGGACATGTCAATATTGTGGTAGACGATCGAAAGATAAATCTATCATGACAGTGGATCACATCAAACCAAAATCAAAAGGCGGTGATTCCGGATGGACCAATCTTGTCTGTGCCTGTACGAGTTGCAACCAGAAAAAAGGAAACAAAACACTCAAGGAATGCAACATGAACTTAAACAAGAAACCAAAGCGACCGAACATCTATGCTATGAAACTAGTCGGTGTCGATGAAAACGGCAAACAACTATGGAGTAGATGGATCGGTTACACATTTGAAAGCGATTGATATGCCAACTTATGAATTTATTTGCAATGCTTGCAATGAAAAATTTGACGAGTATCTAAGTATTGATAGTAGAAACAAACCATTATTACAACCATGTCCTGCGTGTGGTAAAGAAGGTTGTGTCAGTAAAAGGTTTGAGTCTTTTCCGACAGTCGGTTATGATATGAATGTCAAACCGTCATCTGAGTTCAAGGAAATCATGGAACGAGTGAAGCACTCTGGTCAAGTACCGAAACGATTTCATGATAACATCGATGCCGCCGTTGAGAATAGAGGCGGAAGACTTGGCACAAAAAGCACATCAGATTCAAAAAGCAACTCCCATGTACGAAAGAGAAAAACATGAGCAATTTTGGAATTCCAGAAGAGTACCTTGACGACGATTTTGATTTTGGTTTCTCCAGTGTAAACGAAGAGGAACTGAATGGCATTTTGCAGGTTGGTGCGGCTACAACGACACCAGACGAAATTCTGGACATCAAATCGAAACTCGATGCGATCATTGAGATGAACAGCACATGTGAAGGCGCAACTGCTGTTCGCAATCAATATCAGCAATTGATGGAAGCCAAACTCAAGGAACTGGAGCGTCAAGTAATTCCTCTGCTCATGCACCTCAAGAAAAACCCCGATCGTGATTATATCCACTGGAAAGGTCGTGAGCGTGAAGCGAAGTGCCAACTCCAAATCGAAAGAATTCTTTCCATCACACGGGAAAAATGATATATTATGGACAGTAGAAAATACAAAAATTTTACCCATCTGACTCCACCTGATCTACAAGATCTGGAACGAATAGAAGAAAACGACACTCGTTACTATATTTCACCACAGGGAACCAAACTTCCAAGTGTCACTACTGTCGTTGGTTGGGAAAAGCGTCATTTCTTCGCAGAGTGGCGAAGAAAGAATCCTGAAGAATCAAGACGAGTCTCTACAAGAGGCACTCGTTTTCACTCTTTGGTGGAAGACTACATCAACAACAAGGACGACCTAAAGGAACGGTACACTCCGAACCTACTGGATCTGTTTCTGTCTCTCAAGAGTGACATCGATCGCATCGACAACATTCGGGCTCAGGAAGTCCCACTGTGGTCAGAAGCAGTCGGTCTTGCCGGCAGAGTAGATTGTATTGCAGAATTTGACGGGAAACTTTCGGTAATAGATTTCAAAACGAGTAAGCGTCAAAAGTCAAAAGAGGACATTCAAAACTACTTTGAGCAGGCAACAGCGTACGCCCTGATGTGGCAAGAACGAACGGGTGAACCGATAAATACAATTGTCGTACTTATTACATGCGACGATGGAACTTCTCAGGTTTTTGTGGAATCACCAATACGCTTCGTGGGTTCTTTATACAATACGATTCAGAATTACAGAAAGGCACAATAATGAATTTCGGAATGGTTGCAAGTTATCTCAAGGCAAAGTGGTCTAAGGGTATGACATCAAAAAAAACAGATGTCACCACAAAAGACTTGAGACTACTATCTTGTTTTGGTGATGGTGAAAACATTCCAGTCTGTCCCGGTCTTCGTGCAAGTAAGGAGCAGCGTGGAAAGTTTTTCTGTGGCGAATGTGGGTGTGGAGATCGCAGAGCGACATGGCTCAACATGGACGACGAGGAATATGGCAAACTAGATCACCCATACCTCAATTGTCCAAGAAAGATGCCTGGGTTCTCAAATTATGAGGCAGGTGGAGACAGTCGAAAGACACTCATCGAAATCAAAATTGGAGATGATGTGATGAGAAGTGAATTGGCAAAACCAGTCCATCCAAATCTCAAGGAAAAAGAACAGACACCGGAAGAACCAAAGAAACCGTGTCCTGCGTGTCAGAATAAGAAAAAGAAGTTGAAGGAACTCTCTGCACAACACGACGGAGCGGTTCCACAAGATGAGATTCAGCGTGTAAACGAAGAGTTTGAGATTGAAAAGAAAGGTGGCTGTGTCCGGTGCGAACAACGTCGAAAGCAATTAGAACGAATTCGCAACAATCAAGAGTAAAGAATCTCGATTGCCGGTGCTAATCCTTCCCGCCTCGTAGTTGGCGTCGTCGGCACAGATTCCACAGATTCTCTAGAGTGAAACGCAACCCATGCACGAATGTCGTCTTCTTCGTTGTAATCAAACACCTCTGAGTTTCTCAGACGAATGAGAATGCGAAGATAACCACCGTAACCAATGAATGATCTTCGTACTGCATCGGTGATGTCAAGGCTGATCTGTTTCATTGTTGGTGTCAACAACACACTCGGAAACTGATTTGCGGTACACGCATAGAGATTCGTGTTGTCGTAGAAAATGTCTGCTGTGGAACCTTCATGAAAATCACTGTATTCAGCAGCATCCCGATAAGCATATGGATCTGAACATGTTGCCTCTCTTGTTGGAGTATACACCGGCGCGCCGCCCGTTGCACCCAATCCCTGTAGATTCCAGTTGTTTGTACCTGCTCTACGAGGCGGATACGCTCCAGCAATGTACGGAGAACCAATGGGATTGCGATTGATCTGTAGTGGTTTTAGTGTGGCAGTTCCCGACAATGCACCATTTGCTTTACTTATATGATTTCCGCTGTAATCCCATTCCCACCAGGTCGCATCACCACCCCAATGTGATTCTTCAGTCACACCAGCAGGCGCAGGATAATCTCCACAAGCACCCGTTGCAAATCTGTGAAAGTCAATTGTGATTCCTTGTCCTGCTACGGCATCGATGCTTCTACCGGCAATACTCAATGACAGTTGCGCACGAACAACTCTTTCGGCGGCTGCATCGCCCGTCACCGATCCTTTATTCGAAAGAGTGGATTGGTTAAGATCAAACTCAATAAGTGCCTGTGCAAGATATCCTCGATCAGAACCACCGGAATCGCTTGGATCAATTAGTGTTGTTGCAAGTGTCCAGAAGCCGTTTGTGCTTCCATTTGGTACAAGATTATCGAATGTACCATCGGCATCAAAACCAACAACAAGAATAGGAACAAGATTCACCGATCGGTTTGGATTCTCTCGATTGATGCAAGTGTCTTTTGTTGCATACAGAAATTCATTCTGTGTCGTCGAGAAAAACCGAGAACTCTGGTTTCCGTCGTTTCGTATCGCGTCGTCTAGTGAGTCTCGTAGTGTCATGAGCCGATATACTTCACCACGACTTGTGTGTTGTCTGGCCAGAAATATACCTTGTTCAGATTATTCACTTCAAGGAACACACTTTCAAATTCACGAAGCGGATACATGCCACCAGTACCACCGGCAGTTGAGCCTCCGACATACACATAGTCGGTAGAAATTCCCGTCGATTCGGCAATCAAACGAACACCGGAAGAAAGACCATGGCTGGGAAGTTGTTGACCAGATACCGAGAAGTTTCCACTGTACCCACCGTTTGTGAGACCTGTAGCGGGTACAGAAATCACCTGTAGCGTCGAGGAACCATTGACGATCGCAACCTCACCTGTGACACCAAGAGAAGCACCACCGGGGATTACAGCGACCTCTCCGGTGACTGCCACATCACCAGTAATTCCTACCTTTGATGCAGGATCGATAGCAACTTGACCGGTTACACCAACAGAGCCACTAATTCCCACTACGGCAGACGGATCAAGGTCTACTTGACCAGTAATTCCGATTGCTGTCGCACCCGCGACACCGGCGATTCCAATTGCAGTCGCACCCGGAACACCATATACACCAATCACTTGTCCTGCCGAAATACCAACTACCGCATCAAGAGTCGCATCAACAGTAATCGCTGCACTATCGGTAAAGGTGACGAGCATCGAAGTGATACCGGCAACAGCAGTCAAACCATCCGCAATTTCCTGAATACGAAGATAGGCTTGAGATGTGGCAGGAAGGTATACTGGATATGGATTCGATGCTGTTACAATATCAAGAGTTGCAGCACCATCATCAAACGCAAGAACCATTGCTTGATAGTGGCTGGTAACACCGCTCGCTACATCAATTACTGTGCGAACACTTGCACCCGCATCAGAAGTTGTTATAATGAGGTTTGGATCTGCATTGCTCAAGGGAATTTCCTTTCGATTTATCTTACTAATCTATGTATAATGGAGAAAAAATGTTCAAATATGATGACAAGAAAACATTCTCAGATCTTGTTCAAAAGATCGTGAAGACAGACAGTATCGGCTATATGGAAGCGGTTTTAGAAGCATGTCAAGAACTAGAAATTGAACCAGAAGTTGCAGCAAAGTTACTGGAAAAACCGATAGTTGAAAAGGTAGAAGGTGAGGCAAGAGAATGCAATCTACTCCCACGCGGGGGAAGTCTACCGATGTGAACGGGTTCGATGTGTACCGAACCTACATCGCATTGAAACTGCACTTCACGAAAAAATCATATGACTTCTTTAAATTCAATGGCAAGACCAGTGTGACACTCGATTCGTTTCGTTCACGCCGTGACAAGCATGTATTTGAGCAGATCGCAAAAAAGTACGGAAAAGAATATCCCTCATTTTTATTGTCGAACTATGCCAGCATTCACAAGTCATGGATCGGTGAACTCATGAGCGATGAGTCAAAAAAAATATACACAGACTGGCTGCGACGAAGACAATCTCTCACGCAAGCGTTTAAAGATGATGTATCAACAATCGCATCTGAAATGGAAAGATCCGGTATTTCGTTTGACGATCTTTTTACTTCCACTAACTCTCACCCTATTCTCGCACGACTATACATGTCGAATCGCATTTCAGCAGAGACTCTTGTTTTGATGGACAGTGTTCTGGGGTTTTTAGCCGAGTGGAATCAAAAGTTAGAAAATGATTTCGTGTGGAAAGATCACGCATTTATACTTGACCGGTACAGACCGTTCGTACCAAAGATAGAAGGAGAAAAAATCAAGCAAATAATTCTGAATCGAATCACTTGACACTAAATAAGTTGTGTGATATACTTTGTCATGTGTAAAACACACAACGCAAATTCCGTAAATTTCGTACAAGGAGAACACAATGGGATTTAATGATCTAAAGAAAAAGTCACAGAACCTAGAAAAACTCACTGAAGAGTTAAACAAGATCACCAAAGGTGGTGAATCATACAAGGACGATCGGTTCTGGCGTCCTGAACTTGACAAGTCAAGCAATGGTTACGCCGTAATTCGATTCCTTCCTCCGGTTGATGGTGAAGATGTGCCATGGGCACGACTGTTCAATCATGGATTTCAAGGTAAGGGTGGTTGGTTCATCGAGAACTGTCCAACTACACTAGGTCTTCCATGTCCTGTGTGTGAAGGAAACAGTGAACTTTGGAACAGTGGAATTGAATCTGACAAGGAAATTGCAAGGGATCGAAAGCGAAGACTTTCTTACATTTCTAACATTCTTGTGATTTCTGATCCTGCGAATCCAGAAAACGAAGGAAAGGTGTTTCTATACAAGTATGGAAAGAAGATCTTCGACAAGATCAACGAAGCAATGAATCCTGAGTTTGACGACGAGGAACCACTGAACCCGTTTGATTTCTGGTCCGGTGCAAACTTTAAGTTGAAGATTCGTAAGGTTGCGGGTTATGTAAATTATGATCGTTCTGAGTTTGACTCACCTGAACCTTTGTTCAAGGGTGACGATCAAGTGCTTGAAAAGTTGTGGAAGCAACAGTATCCGCTCAAGGAATTCATCGCACCAAGCAGTTTCAAGACATATGATGAATTGAAGAAGCGTTTCGATGTTGTTCTACAGGGTAGCGGATCTACTGTACCGAAAACAGCCGCGGATGCGGATGAGGACGAAACAGATCGTCTTGTCAATGAACGGTACGGTGATCCAACACGATCTGGGGATTCTGCGTCTCCTCAAAACACCGTCGATGATGATGCCGGTGATGCTCTGTCGTACTTCCAACGATTGGCAAACGAGTCCTGAGATGACTCCATAACGATGCAGAGGGGGAGTGGTGCAATGCCACTCCCCCGTTTTTTTATGCGAATGCTATCCCACTCATTTCATTTCGCTCAAGTGTGTTGTGATCGTTTCTTGTGCGAATGTTCGGTGCGATAACTTGGGTTACAGAGTTATTGATATTGTTGCTAAATGCTGCAAGCATGGAAGACATCTCATTCCGTTCCCGCTGCAATATTCTGTCTCTTTCCGAAATGTATCCATCTATTGCTCTTACCTGCTTACTCGGGGATATTCTACCACCCGGGATGCCGTACATACTTTCTGGAGATCGCTGATTACGAATGTTGTTTTCTATATTTCTTTGTTGTTGTTCAGGAGACACTTGTTTCCCGAATATCGCATCGTATATCGATTTTTTTATATAATCGCCAAGTGAATCCCATAATATGGTTGCGTTTCTAAAGAAGTCAGTAACATATTCAAACATCTTATCTTTCAGGAAGGTTATTGCGTATGGTGCAAGTGTCTTGACATATTTGAACGATTCTTTGATTTGATCGAAGGCGGTTTGAGCGAATCGAGTTATTTTCTCTGCGAGTTTTGGTCCAGCAACCGTACCAATAATACCACCGACAAGCGCACCCAATGGAACAGTCAATGGTGCTAAAGGTCCTCCTAACAGTCCAGCCATTGCACCTAGTTTTGCACCACCAACACCACCAGCCAAAGTCCCACCAAATTTAGCGACAGCAACCTGTTTTTCTTTTTTCTTTTCGTCGTCGGTAAGATCGGACTGGTTAATATCCATCAATTCGTTATACATCGAAAAACCAGCAGATGCAATTGCTAAAGGAAGAAAGGCTCTACCCGCAAAGCGTCCAAATTTTGCCAATTTTCCGAATTTTGTTCCTGTCGCCAGTGGCGTGCCAGGTGGTTTTTTCCCACCCAAAGGAATTAATCCACCGAGACCTCTGGCAGCACCACCAACCGCTGCGGTAATGCCGAGTTTTGATGCAATAGCAGCAATCGCTCCGCCTATACCCGAAACAATACCGGTAAGTCTTTCAAACAAAGATTTTGTTTCTTTTTGTTCCTCTGTATTGTTTTCTTTACCTTCACTTTTTGAAATTCGTTCGAGAAGTTCCAGTTGACTCTCACGAAAACGCTTTTCTTCTTCTGATTCTTCTCTGGATTTATCTAAAGAATCTCGAATTGCTGAAACATCATCTTTCAATTCATCGACTTTATCTTTTGTATCGACTGCTGCCTCTTGTGCTTTTAATGTTGCAAGTTGAGCCTTTAAATTGATTTTACGCTGTTTCTCTTCCTTGCGAAGACGAATAAAGGTTCCCGCTGTCTTTCCGATAAAGCCACCACCAAGAATATTTTCGACGAAATCCTCCAAACGAGGAATGTTCTGTAACACAGATGATTTAAGAATACTGAGGTTGGATACACCTTTGATTTCCTGTGTCGCAGCACGCGAAATTCCTCCAACCGCTTCTCTGTCCATTCCCGTAAGATCTTTGGAAAGTTTGCGTATTTCTTTCAATTCAAAACTAATCGCCTTTGCTTCTGCCATATCAGCATCAAGCAACTGTTTTGTCAAAGCAATGGTGCGATCAACGAGAAATTTTCCTCGCTCACTTGTTGCAACAATACCTTGTTGAACTTGTGACGCAAGTGCAGATTCTACCGCACTGACTGTCTTACGCGACATGACGGCAACATCATATTGAGCGCGATCTGCGATCGACAATGTTCCTCGCATTGCTCGTTCTAGACCAGCACTTACACGACCACCTTCTCGTTGCATAATCTTATCAAATCTTTGCAACTGTTCGCCAATGGGTTTTTCTACTCGGTCAAAATCATTCATCTCTTTTCCTGCATTCTTTTGTTTTCTTCTTCAAGATGCTGCATTAACAAAGAAATGTAGACTTCTCTTTCCCACGGTATCATTTCTTCAAGTTCGGTTAAATTCCAATGAAAGTGGGTTATCATTTGAAAATTCAGCCTCAACATGCTCTCTAAGGATTCATGAATGAGGCATATGCGAAAAAATCCTCCATACCCTCTAACACATAAGTAATCTTCTTCTTGCACTTTGGACAAGTAAACGACAACTCATGTCGCAAAACTGGAGTATTTTCAAACATATCAACAATCTTTTTGAACTCAGTAGAAGGCAATGATTCCAAAAATACTCTCAGTTCTTCGGATGTATGATCTTTTGCCTGATACACTTCTGTCTCGTCGTAGATCGATTCGATACAATCAGTCATAAGAGAAAAAATTGTGTCACTTGTGTGTTCAACATCATCGTACTTCTTTGCTTCAGTAATGGTTGGATAGCGAAAGATCACACCGACACCAGAACCAACTTCAAACTTTCGACTTTCTACTGGTGGAATTTCTACCTTGATTTTATCTAGGTCAAGTTTATAAGTTACAGAAGCATCGCAACCTTCTGTCTTGCACGGCAAATTTAACTCTACTATTTCACCGACAGAACGAAGTCGCAAATGAAGAAACACATACTGAACATCGAACAGTGGGTATTTTGTTGGGTCCATCTTACCATCTGTGCAATGTTGTACCACATCACACATCGCGTTCAAAATCGATTCGGAACTCCCACTTTCAAGTGCTGCAAGAAGCACCTTTTCCTCCCGAACAAGAAAAGGACGATATTTCAATCGTTCTCCTGTGGATGGAATTTTCAATTCATAAGTTGGCGTAGATAACTTTGGTAATGGCATAAATCACTCCTGTACGAACTTTCTGTAGGCGAATGCTATCTCTTGTTTTAAATAATCGTTTGACTCGTAACTCAGTGCAAATGCTCTGACATCTTTAGGCCAAACTTCATATAGTTTTCCTGACAACATGACTTCATCTTTGTTGTTTATGATGTCAATTGTTAGATCACATGTATAATCGTCATAATAACCAATATCGTTATTTTCTGGATTGACGATAGTGTTCTGCCAATTCATGAAGAACCGTCGAATGATTCCAGCACCATCGAGACGAAAGGTAATTTCAAGATCACCTTCATATAGTCTTTCATATGGAATATCTCTCGGCGGTCCATGAATTCGATATGCTTCTGAAGCAACAATAGAACCGGGAAATGACACATTTTCACACGCATCAGAAAGCAGTTGGTTCATTTCTATACCAGATAATTCTGTTGTTGTGTTTGCTTGAGAAAACCCAGTGCCCGAAAAGTATATACGATACCGATTTGATCGGAGTAGACCAGAAGTCTGTAATCGTGCAAGGAAATCGGAGATATTACTCATTGTCTGGTTTCCTTAATTGTATCCAACCAAACCTTGTTTGCTTCTCTACCATAAAAGTTTTCAACAGGCAAATACAAAGCACTAAACCAATCCGTGGCTCTTATATGTATGATCGACGAAAACACTTTTCGTTTCAAATATGTTCGATAACCTGATCGCACATCAATTGGCATTTTGAATCTGGATTGTTCACTGAATGAACCGGTTGTTCTCTGATCCATTAGATTTTCAAAGAGAGCCTCTCGCAGTTCTGTCGGAAAATAGTGCAGGTTTATTCCTTCAAACCCATTACGATCTATTTTGGTGCATATCATTACTGGCATCTGATCGAAATAGGGAAGTGTAGACTTGTATTTTGGAACAGGGTATGCGAAAGAATACATTTCACCGATGCGAATTCGATCTGCTTTTCTTTTTACATCTCTGAGAACATTTTTTCGTAGAACATCCCCCTTTTTGGTGGAACTACGAATATATGTCTTGTATTCCTTCATCGCTTCTCGAATTGATACACTTAGAATACCTCGCTTTCGCAGGACACCAGAAAGAATCATGGTTTTTTCGATCTGATCGAAAACACTCTTGCTGTAATCAATCATTCTTGAGATCCAGTTCTTTTTCTGTCATCAGTTGGAATTTCCAGCCTCTCGACTCGGCGTATGCTTTTGCCGCTTGCCATTTGGCACTATTGGTTCCCCATGTCATTACTTCACGAATATACGAACGAGTATTTCGTTTTGGTTTTACCGGTGGCTTGCATTGCTTTTCTGGTTTCACTTCAATGATTCGTGTTTCAACCGTTCCTCTTGTGTTTCGATACTGAACGATGAAGTCGGGATAGTATCTTCTTCGTTTACCAGTTACCGGATCGCGGTATGGTATTGAGATTTCTTCACTCGCCCATGTTATAATGCTACTGTTGGTATCACAGAAAATCATAAATCTTCGCTCCCACAGAGAACGAAAAATGATCTGTGTCGGATCACCAGCATATTTGTCTGGGTTTTTTGGTTGGAATTTGCCTTTATATGCCACCTACATATGTATGGTATCAAAGGAGCCAAACATGGATCAACTCGATACAAGCGTAGGTGGTGGTGGTCAGGCAGGAATATATTCATTTCCAAAGGATCTTTTAAATAATCCCGAAACACAACACTACATCTTGTTTGAAATATATGATGACGAATCTGCGTCAGTAAATACAACAAAACGATCGGTTGTACGAACCGGGGATGACGCTCAACAGTGGACAAGTCGTGTCAGAAATGAACGAGTGTATGAACAAAGAGACCCATCTAATGTGACAACAACAATTGGTGGATTTTTTGAAGGTGCTAGAGTTACGAATGCTGGTGAAGAGGTAGATGTTTCAAACCTTATAACAACGCTGGGGACAGAATTTGAAAATACTGCTGCTGGTGTTGTGTTATCGAGAGCAACCAGTCGATCAGCAGACTCCATTGTTCTTCCACTTCCTCAAACATTAGATTTTTCTGACGGATGGAATTGGGAAATGGTTGGCTTCAAAAAAAGTTTTATCGGGGAATTGATATCCGCTGCTACAAACTTAAATAATGGGGTAGACCTTTCTGCTGCTGCTGCTTCTGCACTCTCCAAAATACAAGGAACACTTGCAAGTTCCACCATCGAAAATGCAGATCGACTTTTTGAGGCACAGTATAGATCCGCGTTTAACCCCCGAAAAGAGATGTTATTCAACGAACCGGTGAATAGAACATTGTCTCTTGCTTATGAATTTGCTCCACGAAACGAAGAAGAAACAAGAGCAATCAACGACATTATGAATCTCTTCAAGATTTACTCTTCCCCAGAAAGAAAAAACGAAGGTAGATCACTTTATCGTTATCCCGCAGAGTATCAACTTTACTTCATATCAAACGAACAAGAAAACCCATTTATCGCAAAACTTGCAAGAGTCGCTTTGACTAGCATTGAAACAAGTTATAGCGGAACCGGTGTTGTTTCAATGCTTAAAAACAGTTCACCATCAAAAATCAAAGTTACAATGTCGTTCAGCGAAACCGAACTGCTAGACAGAAGACATTATTCTGAGAGCAAAGATGTAGAAGGACAATAATATGACATACTTTGATCGTTTTCCACTTATACGCTATGACATAAGCAAAAACGGCACAGAGCGTCTTGCGACAGATATCATAAGACGTATCTCTTTTCGTGATCGCGTAATCGATGAAGCATCTTTATTTAACGATTATGCGGTACAGGACGGCGAAACACCAGAAATGGTATCAGAAAAGTTTTATGGTTCACCAAAGTTTCATTGGATTGTTTTGTTATTTAATAATGTTATTGATCCATACTTAGACTGGCCAATGTCAGACAATCAACTTTCAGACTATCTCGATAAAAAGTATCCTGGCAAAGCACTTTTTGTATTAAACGAGACAGGAAACTTCATAGAGAACGAACTCGTTCTCTTTTCTGATTTTAAGGCAAGAGTAGACAGTTGGGACCCGACGATCAAAAAACTGATAATTTACAACGAAACAGGATCACCGAGCGAAGGTAGCATTATCAGTTCTTATGATTCCCGAGGAAATCTTTTAACTGCAACGATCAGTCGTGTTGTTGACATTCATCGATTTGCTTTAGATCACTTTGAGTCGTTGGATGGTTCAAAAGATTTGAACCCACTTGGAACACCACCAGACTCCGATGGAAAACAATTGGTAATTGGACAAACAGGTGACGCACCATACACAATCGATGCGGTTACATTTGGGAATACCATACTGTATTCTTACATTGATGGAGACAATCCATCAACACATGTTGCAATTACGATTGCACAAGAGCAAGAACAGGTTAACGACAGTAGAAGAGTTATACGACTACTAAAGCGTGATTTTGTGGAAAGAGTAAACGATGAATTTACTCGAATCATGAGGGATATTCGGTGACGGATACAAAGTACCCAGACTCAGTACCATCTTCTCCGAATGATTACAAAGGAGGAAATGACTTTCGTTTGAAGAAACTTGTTCTTACCACTCACACTGGTGAACAGTTCGATCTGAAAAATGTCTTTGGTAGTGTAAACATTTATCAAGATCTATTTGCAAATACCATTTCCGCAGATTTGACACTGATCGATGCGTCAAATCTCAAAAGCAATCTTCCAATTCTAGGTCATTATGAAACAGTTGACATCGAATATGAAACGCCGGGGTTCGGTGTTTTGACTTATCGATTTTTTACATATGCAATACCACAGCGTTCTGTGTCATCTCTTGGCAGAAGTCAAACTTACACGATTAAACTTGTTTCACCAGAATCCTATTACAATTTACGAAAGCAAGTGGGCAAGAGTTTTTCTGGACCGACTGATGCAATGATCGGAACTGTGTTTTCGAATTATTTAAGCGACGGCTCAAAACAACTTATTATTAACTCACCGACGATCTCAAATGAAAGAAGATTTGTCATACCATACTGGCATCCTTTCTACACAATTAACTGGTTGTGTGCAAGATCATTGTCAAGTGAAAACATCAATGCGTGCAACTATCTGTTCTTTGAAAGATCAAATGCAGAATCTGGTAGGACGGAATTTGTTCTAAGTACTATCGAAAAACTCATCAAACAACCAACAAAGAAATCATACACTTATCGTCAACCAAGACTCCGAAAAGAGTTTCGAGGATCGCGTGACATAAATTACGAATTTTCAAATATTACTGCAATAGAATTTCTTGAGGAGGGCGACAGACTCAGTGAAATCATGAGCGGAAGGTTTTCCGGTACGATTCTCACTCACGACATTATTACACAAAAACACCAAGAAACCACACTAAAATACCAAGAAGAATTTAAAAAAACTTCTCATGTTGAAAAGTTTTATCCGATAAGTGATTCGCAGAGAGAATGGTTCAGTGGTTTTTTTGATGCAAACTACATGTACCTTCCAAAACACAGTTTTTTGCATGACGGTATTACCGATAATGATTATCATGAACTGTGGTCACTTAAAAGAAAATCTCTTTTGAAATCGATCCTATCGAAAAAAGTTGCAATTGAAGTTCCCGGTGATTCTTCGGTAACTGTCGGTGACATCGTGTATCTGGACATACCAAGAATACAAGCCATAAATAAAGATACAGAAGACCTAGATCCAACCGATTCCGGAAGATATCTTGTTATTGAGGTTATGCACCGAATTAATCCGTTGGGGTACACCACAACCATGAAACTTGTTCGTGATAGTCTACCAGAACCAGTAGCAACAGCATCAATCGGAGAAACAAATGCTTGAATTTAACGAATATCAGCATATAAGAGAAGAACTGAAACAACTTAACGAAAAACTTATTATCACCGGAAAAGGAAAGCGATACGGACAGGTGATCTTTCTTGCAGGAGGTGGTGGTAGTGGCAAAGGATTCGCAATCAAGAATTTCATCGATAGTAGTTCATTTAAAGTAAGAGATGTCGATGAACTCAAGATTTCATTTCTAAAGTTGGCAGAACTTAAGAACAAGTTTCCAGAGATTCGTGGATTGGATCTGAGAAGACCAAAAGATGTTTTTGCACTTCACATGTTTGTAAAAGACAAGGGGATATACGACAAATCACTCGAACTTCTACTGGGTCAAGCAAAGACTGGCAAACTGCCAAATATCATTGTAGATGCTACATTCAAGGATCTTGACATTCTCGATAACGAAGTGAAGATGCTTATACAAGCCGGGTACGATCCAAAGGATCTTCATGTTATATGGGTACTCTCAAACTATCACATTGCAGTCCAGCAAAACAAGTCCCGATCCAGAATCGTTCCCGATGACATTCTTTTAAAGACACATGAAGGTGCTGCTTTAACCATGTATAACATGATTCAAGGAAACATGCCAGCAGCACTCGATGGTGAATTCTATGTCATTTTATCGGGTGCAAAACACAGCGTATTCTATACAGATCCAAAGACAGGCAAACCGCTTGATGGTAGAGATGGAAGAATGGTTATCAAGGACTTCAAGTATTTCAAACTGAAAGAACCAGGTCGTCCAATCATTTCCGATGGAGAACTTAAGGATCAGGTACTTTACTGGATACGAAACAGTGTACCAAAATCAAAAGCAACAAAAGATATTTTCGGTTCTGGTAAAGACATGGCAGATAAGTTGACTTAATATGCAAAAGTTTCTTGGTAAAGGACAATTCGTTTGGTTCATGGGTGTCGTTGAAGATGTAAACGATCCTTTAATGATCGGTAGATGTCGTGTTCGTTGTCTTGGTTTGCACAGTGAAGATCGAAACGAGATACCCACAGAAGATTTGCCTTGGGCGATTCCGGTGCAGCCAATTACGAGTGCGGCGAGATCAGGAAAAGGCTGGTCGCCAACTGGTCTTGTGCCAGGATCGTGGGTTGTCGGTTTCTTTCGAGACGGAGAAGACTGTCAGGAACCTATGATTATGGGTTCGATTGCAGGAATTCCACAAGAGGAACCAGATTTCAGCAAAGGGTTTTCTGATCCAAGAACACAAGAGCAACTTGCAGAAGATCCACGATCGGGTGGACAACTTGGTAACGGTTTTATCGTTCAACAATACCCAACAAACGGTGCGGGTGCGGCAATTATCAATGAGCCTTCCGCGAGAAAATACCCGCAAAGAGGTTACTTGCAAGAACCGGACACAAATCGGCTCGCAAGAAACGAAAACACAGTAGATACAATCGTTGAACTGAAAAAAGCAAACGCAGATCGATTTGTTCCAACCGCTGATATCACCGCAACACCAAAACGAGTTGGTTCAAATGGCACAACAAGTCCCGTACTGAAAAGACAGAATCGAGCGGGAGCGTGGACAGAACCATTGACTCCATATGGTGCAGAGTATCCTCACAATCATGTCTATGAAAGTGAGTCCGGGCACATCATTGAAATTGATGACACACCACAAAGAGAGCGATTGCATCGGTATCATCGTTCGGGCACATTTGAAGAGATCCACCCGAACGGGGATCGTGTCGAGAAGATTGTAAGAAATAACTACACGATTGTTATGAAAAACGATAATGTTCATGTGGAAGGTTTCAAAAATGTTACCGTGGATAAAGCATGTAAGATTCTTGTAAACGCAGACGAAGAAGGCAATGACCTGGACATTCAGGTTGCAAAAACAGGAAACCTGAATCTGGAAGTGACAGAAGGTAACATCAACGCAAAAGTTGGAACGGGTGATGTAAACCTCCAAGTCGAAAACGGTTCACTGAATCTTCATGTAAATGGAAACTTCAATCAGTATGTCAGGGGAAATTACACACAGATTATTGATGGTCAATATATTGTACGAGCAGGTGGTGGTCCAATTTATATGAACGCATCTCAAATACACTTGAACAAACCAAACGCACCAACTTCTGGTGGGGAAACATCTACCAGTGCAACACTACCCGCACCCATCGTTTCTGACGCTGCAAGAGTAGCCGCACAAAGAACACAGTCAACCCCGCGAACAATCAAGAAAGAGATAGGGTAATGGTTTTTCGTTCTGGATACAATCCTCTTCCAAGTGGCATCACACCAAAGTTTCCCGATCTAATCAAGATCGATCACCCATCCGCTATTGTGCAAGCAGCGGGTGCAGGAAGACTCCTTCAGCGAAATCCTCTCTGTGACAAAAATCTTCTCAAAGGCGTCGATGGTGTTGCAAGCATTCCCGGGGCGATTTCTGATTTTCCTGGCATCAAAGATGTCATTGCTGGTACAGGTGTGTTTAATCTCTTTCCCGAAGATCCGATTGCACAATTTACAGGCATACCCGAGTTTACTGCGCTTGCAAATCCCGAAGGCATCTTGCGTGCATTAGGATTACCAACAGAAATTGATCCAGAGCAAATTATTATTGCAGCGGTGGACGATGTATTGAATGCTCTTGATATTGAAAACCCACTTGCAGAAATTTGCGAAGAAATTACGGAAGCAGGAGAAAGCATCGATCAGCAGGTATTGGAAACTGTACCTAGACTTCCGAACATAAATAGTCTGATTCCGAATATAGACTTTCCAAAGTTCTCGCAAATTACAGATCAGTTACCAAATCTTTGAGGATAATTCGTGACGAAGATACCTTTTGATCCAACAACAGTCAACATACCAGAAAATACGATTTCAAACGCAGAGCGACGTGCTGCGTTTGTTGTGTTGGAGGGAAAGGCACTCAAAAATCCTGCTCGCAATCTGATTGATGCCGCAAAACGTTGTGTGTCTCATCAAATTTCGGAGTTTGAGGAATTGCGTGATGGTATTTCTGCTGGGACACCGAATGAAGTGCCTGGTTGTTTCTCCTGTGCTGGTATTCCGTTACAATGCACAATCGAAGCGATTTCTCTACTCAACGATATCATGTATGAGTTGGATTTGATCGACATTCATACAGACAGAATCACGGGAGCAAATCCCGAAACCATCGACGAGTTTTTTCAAAGATTCTCTGCTGCGTCAGAATACACCAAATCACTCAAGACAATAACAGGCAAAAACACCGAAAAGATATCGTGTGTATTTTGTAGTGTTGCCGGTGAATGCACCGATGTTTACACAAGAATATGCAATTCTACTGGATGTCAACCAAGCACCGGCATCTGTCAAGGATTTACAAAAACTTCGGGTGTCGCTGGACTTGCCAGTAGAGTGAAAAATAACCCACAACTATGCTCTTGCATGAACGAAGATTTTCTGCCGGGAATTGTCAATGATCTACAACAGATCATTCCAAAAGACGAGTTGTGTTATTGTGAAGCGATTAGTTTTCTTTCAAAGTATTCAAGCGGATTGAAACTTGCAAGCGATGTGTTGTCCGATCCTTTCATTTCGGATGTGGTGAACAATGTCTTCGGTACATCCGATCTACAAAATGTTCTAAAGCAGATCAAAGACGGTACACCGGACGACGAAGTAGCAGAATATTTTGAAAGAGTTGAACTTGCAGGTGCTGGTTGTCCAGAAGATTTTGCCGATGCGGTAACTGGTCCTGCTGGACCTCCTGGTCCTCCTGGCGCGCCTGGTTTGCCTGGTCCTCCTGGTCCTCCGGGTCAAAACTGCGATTGTGGTGACGATCCCGAACCAACCGGTGCGTGCTGCGTCGGTGATTATTGCATTTCGGTATCGGCAAGTCAATGTGGTTTCTTCGGTGGTGATTACAACGGGGATGGTTCTATCTGTTTTAACTCAGAAACTGGCGAAGGTGTAAACTGTGCTGGTGTTGGTGGTTGTAATAATACCGGAGACTGTCCGCCAGGTTTGGTGTGCTGCGGATCAGACTGTGTTCAACCATGTCCCGATGGCACATGTCCTCCTTGTTTTGAACCTTCCGACTGTCCAGAAGGCACATTTGAATGTCCTGCAAACTCTAGTAGTTGTTGTCCGAACGGAAGATCATGCTGCACCAACGATCCAACAAATCCCTGTTGTCCTGCCGGTTCTAGTTGCTGCGACAATAAATGCTGTGCGTCTGCAAAATGCTGTGATGGTTTATGTTGTCCAAATGAAGATGACACTTGTTGCACAGATGCAGAAGGCAATCCTCTGTGCTGTCCAGAAGGAACTATCTGCTGTGGAACTGGCTGTTGCCCAATAGAAGGCTCTGAATGCTGCAACGATATTTGCTGTTCGACACCGTGTTGTGGTGGTGAATGTTGTCCGACAGAGTGCTGTGGAGGCAATTGCTGTGCTGAAGGCGAAATATGCTGCAATGGTGTCTGTGCATTACCTGAAGATTGCGATTGCGATGATCTTCCGGGCTGTCCCAATAATCCAAACATTACTTGTCAAAAGTGCGAAAAGCCGAGATACCACGACCACGACTCTGGTGTGTCTTGTCTGACGAGCGTAGAAGATGGGTTGCGATGTAACATTCTCGTAAATAACACTGACGGGTGTTGTCCGGGGGAATGCTATCAGCATTGGCTCGAAAACTATTCTGTATGCTGTACCGAACAGGCATGTCCGGGCGAGGGAGAGTTCGCTGAGACTTATGTGTGTTGTCCCGATGGACAGAATTGCTGTGTTTTACCTGACGGAAAACCAACATGCTGTGAGGTAGGAAGTTCTTGCTGTGATGGGTTTGGTTGTTGTCCTCATGTTTGCTGTCAATGCCAAGAAGGCAGTGTTATCGAAAGCACATGCACGAATCCTCAAGATCCGTTTAACCCCTCCATAATAAATATACTGTGTGGTCTAAACAATACCATTGGATGCTATGGAAACTATTTTGCCGACTGTCCATTCGGACCTAATAGATGTCGAGGTTACGAACCTATTCTAGAGGATTGTGAGTGTGGTTGTCCTGTTGGAAGCGTAGATTGCAACAATGGTTTTGGTTGCTGCCCTCTAGACTTTAAGTGCTGCACAAACGAAACTACAGGAATTGGTACATGTTGCGGTCCTGATTTGGAATGTTGCTGTCCAGATCCAAACGGTAATAATGCTGGTGAACCATGCGAGTGCATCGATCCACTTACGGAAAGATGCTGTGATGGAAAACCAGCACCAATCAACGAAGATTGTCCAGAATGTGCTACAAGTCGTGACTGCATAGATCCAAACAAGCCGTTGTGCTGTGATGGCACTTGCTGCGAATGCTGCAACAATATTGGAGACGATTGCTGCGAAAACATTTGCTGCAACGGCGAGTGTTGTCCAAACGCTAGCGATGTATGTTGTGGTGGTGTGTGCTGTCCAGAAAATCGAGAATGCTGTGGACCTGATGGACCATGTTGTCCACTGGACAAGGAATGCTGCACCAACGCAGATGGTGATTATGTTTGTGTTGACATAGGTGATTGTTGTGGTGGAAATATTTGTGGTGAAGGCGAAGCATGTTGCAATGGAGAATGCTGTGCGTCGGGGTGTTGCTGCAACGGGAGCTGCTGTGAAAGTGGAATATGTTGTGGGGGTGTGTGCTGTGATGAAAACGCCATTGGTTGTTGCTTCGACGGAGTAAGTTGCAATTGTAACGTTGGTGGTATATGCGACAACACCAAATGCGGCGGGTGTGATCCATCCGGATTTGGAGGTGGTCCATGACAACACGAAACACCAACGATTACGGTCCATATTCTGTCGAAGGCTGGTATCCTCTTTACAGCAGCAGCCGTGCTGCGTTTGAAGCAAGTCCTCGTAACGAAGCAGAACCAATCTATCTTGCAGGTAGACGATACTTTCGTCCACTTGGTTTAGGAAACCCCGGAAACGGTGTAGTGTTCAATGGCGATCATGTCGCACAAGAACACCAGATTCCTGTGTCACAAAGAAAACCAGCATCATCAATTCTTCCAAGTGTCATTCAAACGCCTGTTTCATTTCAGATCATCAACTTTCCGCAGGTTGAAAAGAAGAAGACGAAGGTAGCGGGTGATGTGTTCACTCGAAACTCCAGCGAATCGAAAATATCTGGCGACTATCATACGACACTTACAAACAAAAGTGGTCAAATCAAAACCACCACGAAGGTATCAACCATCGATGGTAAGGTATCGCAAGAAATTGTGGACTTGCCGACATCTGGACCGAGAAATGTCACAGAAATCACCGGTTCCACGATACAGCAGATCAACTCAAACGGTATTCTGTACGATGAAAAGGTAGTTACATTCGTATCCGGTTCAAACATTCGCATCGACACAGATAACGAACGACGAGACTTCATTCGTATTTCTGTTGACGAAATCAATCTGTGGGAACTTGAAGATGTAAACACAAACATGAACCCAGAAAAGGGTGAGGTTCTAATATGGGACCCAGTTGCATCCGAGTGGACGAATGGTAATGTGGACCTACAAGAAACAACCGGAATTCTCTACGGTGGTGTCATTACGGCAGAAGTCGGTGGAACAACATTTGATGTGTCTGCTGGTATTGGTCATGTTATTACCTATACCGCCAATTCATCCGGTGCTTCTTTTGATCGTGAATATATTTCATGGAGTGACTTTGAGGGAGTGACGCTGGATTTTATTGCATCCGACAACTTTACTTATCTTTACATAGATGATACCGGTGATCTGATCCAATTGACAACACCATTTACGGAATTAGATTATCAAACAAAAATAATCATTGGTACTATTTGTCACATCGACAATGCAACAATTACTCTTGCAACAAACAAACAAAGCGTCGGTTATCATTACGCAGAAAAAGTAACCGAATTGTTTAACATGTTTGGACCGATGAAGAAGTCTGGTCTTCGTCTGACTCCAAACGACTCAAATCTAAAATTCGACAGATCATCTGGTGAGGCACTTGTTGTCGGAGGCAATTACGCAACAAATCAGTTTGATCCCGATAATGTGGTATTATCTGCGGTTACTGGTGTTTCGTTTTGCAGGTTATCTAGAGACGGATCAGGTGGTTATACATTTGACACCAACAATGGTACTTTCTATGAGTTTATCGATCCAACCAAATACGATAACAACACGGGTACTCTTCAGACAGTAAATAATAATCAGTGGACGATTCAGCGTCTGTTTATGTTTTCGAATACTCCAAATGATGTGATCTGCTATTATGGTGTCGCACAATACAATTCAAAGTCAGACGCCATCGACGGAATTGTAACCGAATCATTTGCAGAAGCACAAATAACAAAAGAAAATGCGGTATTTCTCGGTGATCTGATTATTCGTGGTGGTGCAACGAATCTATCGAGTGTTGATGATGCAAAGTTTTTACCAGCAGGGTTTTCCCGTGCTGCTGGTGGTGTTGGTGGTGGTGGTGGTGATCCCGGTGTTGGGACTGAAGGACCAACTGGTCCAACTGGTCCAACTGGTGAACAAGGTCCAACTGGTCCGACAGATTTAAGATTACTAGAAACAACCACAAAAACCTCTTCGTATACTCTGGATATATCTGATGCGTACAAAGTAGTGACATTTAACGCATCTGGTGGTGCGACATTATCTGTTCCAGAAAATGCAGTTGTCGCGTTTGATATTGGAACTACAATACATGTTTACAACAGAAACGCATCAAGTGTTTTAATTGCACCCGGAGACATTAAAGTGGTTATAAGAAAAACAGGAGTGGACACAGGGACAGTTATTCAATTCGAGGAAGTATATTTACGAAAAAGAGGCACAAATGAATGGGTGCTTGTCAGGTAAATGTCGTATACATACTATATGCCACAAGTAGTAAGAAAAGGCGATATCTGTACGGGACACGAATGTTTCCCACCAAGACAAAATACCTCTGCATCGCCAGATGTGTTTGCTGACGGTATCGCGGTACACCGTAAGTCTGATACTTGGGCAGAGCATGGTTGCTCGAACAAAAGAGGACATACTTCCTTTACTGTTTCCGGTTCTCCGACTGTCTTTGCAAATGGTTTATCGATTGCCCGTAAAGGCGATCCAATCGCGTGTGGTTCTCGTTGCAATACTCACTCACCTACCGTTTGGGCAGACTGATCTTGAACAAGCAAAAAAGATATGTCGATCTTGACCTTGACTTTATGCCACATCCAGTCACAAAGGATGTTGTTCTCAAGTATGACGAAGAAGCAGTCAAGAGATCAATACGAAATCTCATTTTAACAAATGTATTTGAAAAACCGTTTCATCCAGAAATCGCTTCTGATGTTACCACTTTATTGTTTGAGAATTACAATCCGGTTATAGCAATTCGTCTTCGCAACAACATCGAAAGAATGATTCGTGACTATGAACCTAGAGTTCGTCTTCGCTCCGTAAATATTATTTCATCACCGGATATAAACGCCCTTGAAGTTGGCATTTTGTTTCAGGTAACAGGATTTAATACAACAACAAACCTCACATTCCCGCTAGAAAGAATACGATAATGGCAGAAGAACTCAACAAAAATCTACAAGTGTCTGAGTTGGATTTTGACAGCATAAAGGCGAGTCTAAAGTCTTATCTTCAAGGTCAAGAATTATTCAAAGATTATAACTTTGAAGGTTCGGGACTTAATTACCTTCTCGATGTTCTTGCTTACAACACACACTACCAATCGTTTTATGCTAATATGGTAGCAAATGAAATGTTTTTGGACACCGCAATTAAACGAGACTCGGTGGTGTCAATTGCAAAACATCTTGGCTACACACCCAACTCGATTCGTTCTCCGTACGCAATTGTAAATATTACAAATAATAGTTCGTTTTCTCTAGAAGCAGGTAGAGCGTTTACTGCAAGCGTTTCTGGTGAATCGTATACTTTTGTAACTAAAGAAAATATTACAAGTAAACTTTCGGGGTCTCAACATGTGGCAGAAAATGTTAAAATTTACGAAGGAGAATTTTCTACGCTTTCCTTTGTCGTAAATAATAACAACCGAAACCAAAAATTTATTCTTCCGGAAAACACAGACACTTCGACACTTACAGTTCGTGTAACAAATTCGATTACCGACAGCACAGGGTTTAGCACCAAGTGGCAACTTGCATCAAACCTCAACGAAATTAAAAACACTGATAAAGTATATCATCTTCAGGAAACAGACAACGGAAGGTTCGAGATATACTTTGGTGATAATATTGTTGGTGCAAAGCCTGCTGACAGGAATGTTATTATATGTCAATTTGTAATCACACGAAACCCCGACGCAAATGGTATCGGAAGAAATGACACAACCCTAAGAAGATCTTTTTCTCTGGAGGGATTTGTTGTTCAAACCGTTGCAGCATCTGCCGGTGGATCTTCACCAGAGTCTATTCGCTCAATCAAATACAATGCCCCGAGAAACTATCAAGCACAAGATAGAGCAGTAACACAAAACGACTTCGCAACAATGGTGATACGCGACTTTCCAGACATCGAAACAGCAATCGTATGGGACGGTCAAGACAAAGATCCGCCAGAGTATGGAAAAGTTTTTATCGCACTCAAACCAAAGGTTGGACTGTCTCTCGATACTCCTACCAAGCAATCGATTATAGAAAGCATTAAACGAAATAGAAGTATCGTATCGATTGTACCAGAAATACTAGATCCGGACCCTCTGTATCTTCTGTTTGATGTGCGTGTTGTTTTCGATCAAAGCAGAACAACACAAACACCAAATGGAATTCGATCGCTTGCAATCACTCAGATCAGAAACTATGTCGATCAAGACCTTGAAAAATTTGACGGTGATCTTTATTATTCTAAGTTGATCGGACTCGTTGACGAAATCAGCGATTCGGTTGTTGGTACTGAACTTAAACTAAGACTTCAAAAGTATCTTTCACCCACCATAAACACAACAACCAATTATTCGTTGAACTTCAACAATGAAGTATTCCATCCGAACGACGGGTATCAGACACCGGTATTATCGTCTACGGGGTTTGATTACAAAGACGATACCAACACGGTGTTTCGTGGATTCTTAGAGGACGACGGTTCTGGTGCATTGAGAATCTACAAACTAGACACATTTGGCAATAGAGTGATCGTGTATTCAAATGCAGGTTCCATTGATTACAAGAAAGGAAGAATAACTTTGATTAACTTCCGTCCAGTTGCAATCGAAGGATCTGTTATCAAAATTACGGTGCTTCCGAAAAACCAAAATATCTACGCAAACGAAAACCAACTTCTCACTTTGGATATTACCGATAGCGAAGCGTTGCAAGTTGTTGCAATAACAACGCTCCAAGAAAAAAACATGCAACTTAACAATAGAATCACAGGAAACGGTTCAATCATAACAGGACTATGAGATGAGTCTACTGATCCTTCTCAATAAAACTCAGGCAACACAGTCGTCTGAAAATATTCTTCCCATCAAAGGCAAAGTGTATTATCGCACTTCTCCTTTGGTTCGTGAACAACTTCCAGATTTTATTGATAGCAACCATCCGAGATTTGTTGCATTTGTTAACGCATACTTTGAATGGCTTGAGCAAGAAAACAATCTGGGTTCTGTTGGATACTTTCTTTCGGATCTTACAGACATCGATGACACTAAAATCGATCAGTTTTTCCGTTACTTCAAGTACCAGTTTCTAAACGGCTTTCCCGAAGATCTTGTGATCGATGCAGAAACACAAACACCAGTTGATCGAAAGCGTCTTGTCAAAAGAATCAAAGAATTCTATCGTGCAAAAGGCAGTGAAAAATCATATGAATTTCTGTTTCGCATTCTGTTCGATTCTTATGTTGAGTTCTATTATCCAAGAGAGGATATTCTTGCAATCTCAGATGGTAAATGGTTTCTACCAAGATCAATAAAAGTGTCTTTGTCGAGTGAATACGACATTCATGACATTCGTGGAAACACAGTAACACAATTCGAATCCTCTTCCGCGATTGCAAGAGCAAAGGTAGAGGATGTTATTGTAAATTCCCGTGGTGGAATACACCACGCAGAGTTGTTTCTGTCGAACATCAACGGTTCCTTTGAAGCAAACAAACTAATTACATTGAATCTACCATCTGGTGATAAAGAAGCATATGTTTACCCCGTAATAACAACAATCGATTCGGTGACAGGAGGATCGTCGTACCAAGTCGGAGATACCATTACAGTCGGTGGTGTTTCTGGTGAAGGTGCAAAGGCGATTGTAGATACGATCAGCACAAAAGGCGCAATCGAAAGTGTTTCTCTTGTAGAATCTGGTATTAACTATTTTAATACCGACAATCCTACATTTACAGTAAACACTTTCCGGGGGAATGGTGCAACATTCGCATTGACAGTTGGTGCAATATCACAGTATCCAGGCATTTATGTCAACGACGATGGCAAACTGAACTCAGTAAAGAAAATTCGTGACAACTACTTTTACCAAGAGTTTTCATACCAGTTAAGATCGTCTCTAGCACTAGAGCGGTACAAGCAATATATTTTGGATGTGATCCATCCTGCTGGCATGAAACTGTTCGGTGCATTGGTACAGGGCAAATCACAGGGCATTACTTTTGGTCGAACAACAAGTGCCGAAGCGAAGGAAATATCGATACTCGGTCACTACACTCCATATACATTCAATACCAAAGAAAATCTTAGAGACACATCAAAAGATGTTGACTTATACCCGTTTGGGTACAATGGGGTTACTTCTGATCTTGCTAATGAAAATGGAACAACACCACATGATTCCACCGGTCCAAGACCAGCAATTTATTATGGTAAAGTATACTACGAAGAAGCGTCTCGTACCGGGCCTGCTGCAATTGGTGGTGCTACTTATGCGTTTGATGTGTCGAGCGTCGGAGAAACATGGGAACCCGGAACAACAGGACCAATGTGGTATTTGTCTCAGGGTGTGACGGCAGAGGGTGCTTCTGCCGCATATGTCATCAGTCTTACTGCCGACGCAGGGGATTTTGCAAATAACGGTTCGTATTGGGTTATATTCCCACACCCGAACTCTCGTAATATAGATACCATACCGGCAGGTATATCTTTCTCTGATGTTATTCTAGATAGTTTCTTCTATATCCCTGTTCAACCAGATGGTGGAATCACAACGGAATACGATCTCGTAACACCATCAATACAAACACTCGTATTCGGATCATACTAAATGTCCAACAGTCCAATCAAAAGTTCTCTGAAGAAATACTTTGTCAGTTCTTTTATTAACAGTGCAGAGAAGATTGACAATCTCTTTTTCTTCATCGGAAAAACGACGGGATGGGGCAGCGAAGGTCCTACTTTCGGTACTCCAGAAGACACCAGAATAAACGATATCGACATCATGCGAAACATCATCGCGTACAAGGCAATTCAGCCTTCCGATATCAATTATATGATTCCCAAAAATGAATGGTCATTTGGCACAAAATACGACGAGTATTCCGATTCTATTGATCTGACAGATAAAATCTATCATGTGATGACAGACGAATACCATGTCTACAAGTGCATTTCAAATAATGATGGTGGCGAATCTATTAAAAAACCAACATCAACTGTAACGACAGGAATATTTACAACATCAGATGGTTACAAATGGAAGTATTTGTTTACTATTCCTGAGCAACTTCGCAAGTATATTACAAACGATTACATTCCCGTTCCAATTATTTCTTTCCGAAGTTTTGATGAAGTAACACAAAGACAATACGATACGCAAAAAAATGCTGTAAATGGAAGCATCGATTATATTCGTGTTACCAGCAACAAAACAGTTAACATTGCAAGTGCTTTATATTCTTCTTTGTTCCAAAACGGAAACCCAAACACGAACACATTCTTGACTGTGTATGCTGCTGGAGTAAATACCGTAAGATTTGCTTCTGGTATTGGTTCTAGCAACTTTACAAATTGTGATTTGAATGTTGTTTCGGGCACGGGCGCAGGACAAGTGCGAAGAATTACCGCGTACAACACTACCACAAAAGAAGCAACTCTTGATGCTCCTCTGACACAACTTGTTTCAAATACATCGGTATTTCATATAACTCCCGGCGTCGTCATCACCGGTGATGGGTCTGAAGCAAAAGCACATATTGCTTTGCTTCCGTATGATTCCTCTGATCCCACTAAAGTTGTTATCAAAGAAATAGTTGTAACGAATCCGGGTAAAAACTACACATACGCGACAATCACAAACTCTGCATTCAACAATGCGTATAATAGTCAGCCTGATATACCCACATTCGCAGTAGTTTTGCCTCCCAGCGGGGGACATGGGGTAAATCCTCTTCTCGAACTCGATTCAACAAAACTGTTTATTCTTGTTCGGTTCGAAGGCACAGAGGGAATCACAGGTCTCGATACACGAAACGATGTGTTGCAATACGGAATCATTTTGAATCCAAGACTCAATGACACAGATTCACAATATCTGGATGAACTCGGAAATCCAATTCGGATTGCAAATACAAATCCGACTACAGTACGTGATATGATCGTTGAGTCAAACACAAATACACCGATTCCACAAAATCTGTTTACTGCAAATCGGTATGTGATCGGTTCTGAATCAAAAGCTACAGCACAGATCGTTTCGTTTCTTCCGACAAATGAAACCGGGTATGGTTTGCTCCGGGTAAAAAACATTCAGGGAGATTTTAGACTTCCACTCAATCTTGGCTTTACCGGTGAACCCCTCGTCGAATTCGATCAAAATGGTAAAGTATGGAGTTTCGATAAGATCGAAAAGGCAAGAATTGTTACGATTCTGGAAAATCCAAGAGTTACCACAGACATTGTATTTGACGGAACCACCGTTCTTGGACTTTCGGGTGCGCCTAATTTAAACGACGATTCCATTTTAATCGGTGTGAGTTCTGGTGCGTATGGTACTGTTTTGGGGTGGAATCAAGGATTGACAAGTGGTGATCTAATTCTTACGGATGTTCATGGTTCTTTTGTTACTGGCGAACAATTGGATGTTTCTGGCGGCGGAAAGAATGTTGCAAGCATAAATAACATAAAGAACCCCGATATTAAGCCAGTCACCGGTCAGGTGATCTACGCACAAAACATGAAACCAATCGTGCGTGGTCCAGAACAACTCGAAGAGTTTCAAATTCTACTAGGATTCTAATAAATGGCAACAGAAGGAAAGTCTCGTTTTAACATCGAACCATACTACGACGATTTCGACGAAACAAAAAAGTTTCTTCGGATTCTGTTTCGCCCATCTTACTCTGTCCAGGCAAGAGAACTTACTCAACTTCAAACAATTCTGAACAACCAAGTAGGTAGATTTGCCGATCATATCTTTGAAAACGGTTCGATCGTTAAAGGTGGTAGCGTCTCTGAATCTCGCGTACAATTTGTTCGCCTTGAAACCACAACAACAGATCCAGAACAACTTCTGAACTACGAAATCACCTTCACAGAAAACGAAGTTACAAAAAGAGGTAAAGTAGTTGCAACCCTACCAGCAACCACAACCGATCCTCATGTTATTTTGTTTTATGAACCGTACACTGGCACAGGAAGCACGGATACCACGAACAACGGAAGATTGTTTGTTTCTGGTAATACACTTCAAACAACAAATCCGAATATTACAACTCAAGGTTCGGATTCTCTTATTGTCAAAGCAAACACCGGAATTGTGGCGTCGGGAGAGGCAATTCTCGTTTCGATTCAACAAGGTATTTTTTATCTTGAGGGATTCTTTGTTCTGAATGATGCACAAACCATTCCCGTATTTAAAACAACCAACGGTGTTCGTGATTTTACGATTGCAAATCAGACAACAGCAGTTGGTTTTACAATCAATCGTCAAACTGTAACTGTAAATGATGACACATCTCTTCGTGATCCATCGCAGGGTTCTTACAACTTCAACGCACCCGGCGCGGATCGTTATAAGATTGATCTGGTAATCGATCAGATCGCATTCACATTCAACGAAGAGGGTTTTAGAACGGATCTTGATACCGAAAACTTTATCGAATTCTTTCGTATTCTGAACGGAGAAACCTTCAAGACACTCAAATATCCAGACTATGCAGGTTTAGAAGAAACACTCGCACGAAGAACATTTGACGAATCTGGTCACTATACCGTTCGTCCTTTCGGCATTGAAGTTCTGGAGTATGATGTTAACAATGGTGGTGTTTTTGATCCAACCGCCAGTCCATCCGAAGATATTCGTAATGATCCCGATGGTTTCCTTGCAATCGGAATGAAGACTGGTAAAGCGTATGTTCAAGGATATGAGTTTGAACTACAGAACACAGAGTATCTTGTCGGAAGAAAGGCGAGAGACTTAGATCATGTTCAGTCACAATCCGAGCAACTGTTACCATTCGATCTCGGCAACTATGTAATCGTAAGAAATACTACAACCAACCCACTGTTCGGTGACTTCTTCGCTACAAACACAGACAGTGTATTTGGTCCTAAACAAAAGAAACTTGCTCTGCTCGATTCTGGAAGAAACCAAATTGGCTGTGCAAATGCAGTTCACCTACAACCCAATGACTTTAGTTCCACCACATATCGTTTGTATCTTGCCGACATTGTATTTGGTACTGAAGCAGGTGTGAATGCTCAGTACGACAACTCCACAATCGAAGAAGTGGCATTCTTTGCATCGAACGATACCGCAGCACAAGAGACACTGTTCCGTGCAGAACCAATCACCAATCTTGGCGGTTCTCCGTTAAATGACAAAGGTAATGCGACTCTTGTTTATCGTGTTCCCGTAGGCAATACCGTCAAGGAAATAACGGGTTTGGATTACTATGTCCAGCGAGACTTCCAACCGACACTCACAAGTCTCGGTGGTGGTATCTATGAGGCAGTCATCGGAAACGAATCTGGCAATCCGTTCAACTTTTTACCGTCTGCTGCTGTGTTTCAGGGAACCAACAACTCTGACGGGTATGTTGATACCATCGACGAACTAGACGAATACATTGTTTCTGTCAATGGACATATTTACACTATGTCTCCTGAGACTTCTGGTCTATACGGCGGAAACACACTATCTGTCAACAGCGGAAACACTTCAGTAACTCTCACACTCGATCTTTCAGACGAAGAAACCATTCCCGAAAAAATCTATGTTCTTGCGAATGTTCGTGTTGAAGATAGTACGGGTGCAAACTTTCGTAAGAAGATTCTCAAGAGAAAAACACTAACGCTAAATGGTAATTCAAACATTGTTTTTAGTAATGCAATCGCAAGAGGTTATGGAATCAGTCTTGAACTCTCAGATGTGTACCAACTTCTTTCTGTGAAAGACGCAACTAACGACAACGAAGATATTACATCGTTATTTACACTAGACAATGGACAGCGTTCGTACTTGTACGATCACGCAAGCATCATTCTGGATGAAAGTTACGAGAATGGTAAAGAAGGTCCTAGTGATCGTTGGTTAAACAATCAAGACGCAGCACTTTTCACTGTGGAATTTCTATACTTCGATCACCGCGTCAATGGATCAGGCAATTACGATCAGATCACATATCCGATTGTAGTTCAATCATATCTTCATAACGATCACGAAGTTGGCATTACAGTAGATGGTGTTACAACAGATTTCAACTACAGTCTGATCCCACCATTTGTAGACAAGAGAACCGGCGAAACATTCAGTTTGTCTGACGCAATCGATCATCGTCCTATTCGTGCGCCTGGTATTGCTTACGAGGGGGATCTCGTAACATCAGTCGAGGCAGGTAGAGTCTATGGTGCATGGACACCTGAAGACGGCAATCTTTACTTTGTGAACTACACACATTATCTTCCAAGAATCGACAAAATTTTGCTCACGAAGGAAAGAGAATTCAAGATTCTTGAAGGTCGACCTTCTCTTGAACCGATCGCAGCAGAACACAACCCCGAAAACGCGATGGTTCTATACGAGATCAAAGTGGAACCGTATACTTTCGGACCAGAGGATGTCGAAATCAAGTATATCGATAACCAGCGTTATACCATGAGAATGATTGGTGAGTTGGACAAGAGAATCACTCGACTTGAAGAACTTTCCAAACTCACCGACGACGAGCAGGAAGCAAAGGCATCCATCTCCGGTTTCGCAAACACATTCCTTAACGGAATGGTGATCGATTCGTTCTCTACACACGATTCAGCAGATAACGATAGCGAAGAACATTCCATCGCTATCGATCAAGAAACCGGAACTCTGCGTCCTACCACATCTGCCGTCAATGTGAGACTTCGCTCAAGCGAAACATCTCCTACTGGTATTACACTGTCTGCTGATAATGTAATCGGTCTTACACCTTCAAGCACAGAAGCGGCGGTTGTAGCACTAGAAGCCAATACAACCGTAAAAGTGAATCCTTCATCGAAAGTGAACTGGGTTGGATCTCTTTCGTTAACACCCTCAAGCAGCAATTGGTTAAGCACTTATAAGCCTGCTATCGTGAATAGTAATGAGGGAGGAAAGAACACACACTGGATTTCTGGTAGAAAGAAGAACACAAGAGGTGTGCGAAACGGTTTCGGCACGCAATGGAAGTGGTGGAATGTTCACTGGGGAACAGAACACGATAGAAGCATTACCGAAGAACTCGATTATGCGTCAAACACAACAAATACATCACATCTTCGTGAGGTGTTGTATGATCGTTGGTCACAAATCGTTCCAAGCGACAAGTCAGTTTCAAAGACGACTGGTTTCCGCAATACTGTTGCTTCATATAGCGCAACGGGTAAAGCAAGAAGCACACGAAATAGACTTCGACCTATTACACTTCGTAGACCAGACAACTCCATAACATTCAGAATGGATGCTGTCACTATTGATTTTTCTGCCTCCAATCTGAAACCGTTCACGAAGATGTATGTTTTCTTTGATGGCAGAAAACTCGGTTTGGAAACTGAGAATGATCCGACATACAACAGCAACTATGGTTTCATTCGTAATCTGAACCCATCGACACTTGTAACTGACGAATACGGTTCTGTTTCAGGACAGATCGTGATTCCAGCAACCAACAAGTACCTTGCAACAGACAAGGTGATTCGTATTACAGATTCCACACAGAATATTTCTGCGGAAAGCACAACTTCAACCGATATGATTTTTCGCATCGACGGAAACTCAAGAACTCAGGGGTCGGGAAGACTGCGAGAAAGTCTTGCAAAGAGAGACTCAACAAAACAAGATCGAATCGTACAAGATGCAACAACAACAAATCGCAAGCAGATTCTGTCGTCTGTAGCAGATTACTACGATCCGTTGACTCAGACATTCTTTGTTGATGGTTCACGATACCCAAACGGCATCATGTGTTCAAGCATCGACATTTACTACAAGGCAAAGAATGCAAATGTTCCTGCGAAGATCGAACTGCGTGGTGTAGTAAACGGTGTTCCAGATCCATCTCATGTCATCGCATTCTCAGAAGTCACAAAGCCTGGTGATACCTCTCTCGCAAGTGGTGTTACTGTATTCTCTACTGGTCCTGACTCATCGAAATATACTCGGTTTACTTTCTCAACACCTGTCCGTCTGTCACCCGGAGAATACGCACTTGTTATTCGTAGCAACAGTAGCGACGATGAACTTTGGGCTGTTACTCTTGGCGAAAAAGGTATTAGTGGCGACGGTCTCAACACCAACACCGAAGTTATCAAGCAACCTTATGTGGGAAGATTGTACCTTCCACAAAACAATGGCACAAGAGTCGAAGATACAACTCGTTCGCTCATGTTCCGTGTAAACAAGAATGTGTATGACACTACTGAAACCAAGCAGATTCGTCTTCGTGGTGTCGCAAACTCTGCAACAAACCAAGACGGTGATATCGTAACAACACCAACGATAAACTATGTCGAACTGAAAGCAACCATCGAACAAGAACCCGATGCAGTTGTTCGCTTCCTTCCATCCACAAGCAACTTCTCCGCTGTGGATAGACGAGAGTTGATTCCGAACAGAACAACAAAGATTCTTGGTAAGCCAGGAACTTATCCAAGAAGCACAACAAACGAAATCTCCACCAACGAAGGCGATCTTTTGGAACTGGTTCTTGGAACACCAGATGCAAACATCTCACCTATGGTTGACTTGGATCGGTTGTCTCTTGTCTGTGTAAGAAATAACATTAGCACAGACACTTCAGGCGAAGAAGATCCGGTGGTGATTGATAAACCTAACAAGGGTGTTGCAAGATATATTGGCAAGAGAAACACTCTGGACATTCCCGCAAACAACATTCGCGTAGAGTTTGAAGGAAACCTTCCGGAAGAAACCGATGTCAAAGTCTATGTCAAGATTCTTGAAGACACAAAGACAGACTTCGAGAAACAACCATATATCGAAATGACAAAGACAACCGAGACACTGAGAAACCCATCAAACACAAATGACGGTGAGTTCTACAAGTTCTCTTATATTCCAAAGACAGCGACTGGTTCTTTCTCCGTGTATTCAACAAAGGTTGTTCTCACCGGTCCAGAAAATGGTCTATCAGTACCGGCGATTCGTAATCTGAGAACATATGCGATTACCGTATGAATCGAATGAGAATCAAAAACGAACCAGGTCTTGAACGAGACTTACAAACAAACGGCATTGTCAATACTAATATCGAAGACTACGAGAGATTTCTAAAAGACAAAGAGAAAAGAAACTCTGAAGAACAAAGACTAAATACACTTGAGGCTGAGCTGAAAGATATCAAGGTTTTGCTTCTCGAAATGCTAAACAAAGGACAATAAATGGCAAGTACCCTTCACAGCGTAACACCATTACAACTTTCGGATTCATTCAACGAATGGTATCTGCGCAGCAACGATCTTATCGATGTTGTAAATCGAATCAATGTGTATGATGTTGATGGTGGTTTTGGGTTTGCCGAATATCGTGCGGTAGATGGAACAAAAACATTTCGCATCAACATTGGTCAAGGAAATGCAGAGTATCAAGGAACACTAAGCGGAGTAACTGGGCAGGGAATCTACGGTCTTCGCTTCTTGGACGATCCGTCTGCGACCGGTGCAAACAATCCGGATGTTTCCACTTCACATAAGGTTCTTGCGGTTGACATTGCAGGTCTTCCAGATGCAACTCCAGGCCCAACTGGAACAGTCGAAGCGGAAGACTACTTCATGTTCGCAGATGTTTCAACAGCAACAGCAGACATAAGACGAGTCAAAGCATCCGAACTACTACCGTACTCGATCTCCGGGGATCACAGATTCACCGGAAATATTTACTTCGATGGCACATATACAGTCATCAACTCATCCGAACTGTTCGTTGACGACAAAGTTATTTACTTGGGTACAAGTGGTGATAGTGATGGTGGTGAACCAGGTCTGAATGATGTTAACATCGACGGTGCTGGTGTCATTGTTCGAGGTCTTTCCGGAGATAAAGAATGGGTTGTCGATACAAGTAACGCAGGCATTAGTTCTGCATATCAAGCGTGGAAAACAAACATTGGTATCGACTTCAATGTTGCGAAAGCGTACACCAATGCGTTTAACATTTTTGGCTACAACTCAGCAGAAACAAAAATCACGATCTCGCATGATGGTGTTGTGGACGAACGATTTGAAATTGGTGCGTTTAAGGCTGGAGACACACAAAAGCGTATTCGCATCGGTTACACAAATTCACAAACCGGTGCAACAGCAGATGGTATTCGTGTAACTCGACAAGGAACCGTTCAGATTCCACAACTGAATGGTGATGTAATATCCGGTGGTGTTACTTTTGAAAACACATTCAGTTATTCTGCAAAAAACAACGGTGTCCCGACTTCTTCACCTGTCGGTTCTGGAAGCACTTATGGTTATCATATTGACTATAAGTGGACAAACAGAAAAACAATTGAACAAACCGCCCACGGGTTTACCACAGGTGATCTTGTTCGTTTTTACAGTAGTTCTGCCGGTGCAACATATGCAAAAGCAGATAACTCAACACCCGCAAATGCTGAAGTTGTCGCAATAGTAGAGAAGTCACACTCACCAAATTACTTCACAGCAGTTTACACTGGTCTCGTTGATCTTTCCGAAATGCCTTCGATTGTTTCCGGTGGTTTTACTCTTGCACCAGGCGAAGCATACTTCTTGGGCGACACTGTTGGAAGTTTCACAGCAACCGAACCGTCAATTGCAGGAAGAATACGAAAACCAGTTCTTATTGGTGTTACCGGTGATACCGGTCTTTTCGTTAACTACATCGGCAATGAAGTTCAAGTTGATACTGGACAGAGTTTTGATTTTGTAACATACGATGCACATAACCTTGAACTAGCCGATCAGAGAATCGTCACCTCCTCTTTCAGAAACAAGATTATCAATGGTGACTTCGATTTCTGGCAAAGATGGAGAGATTATGATGGAATCGCAGGTACTCAAGTTACCGGTGACATCAATCTTCCGACAGGAAACGCATACGGAACCACTTTAGAGTTTGGTGAAGGTGTTACCGGGTATCATGCTGACATGTGGGCGATTCTTTCATCTGAGATTGATTCTGCAAACACACGATCCTGTATCGTGCATAAGTTAGGTCACACAGGCGACAACGCGATTAAAACAACAGGTGGAACCACACCAAGAAGTTATGTTCGTGTAGAAAGCGGTCCATCTGGAGCAGGTGATGTCATTCTCTCACAGAGAATCGAAAATGTGAGAACACTCGGAAGTGTCACCGGTGAGAATGAAATCATCTTGAGTTACTGGATTCGCGGAACAAGCATGGGTGGTGGATCTACAGACTTCAAGGTGAATGTTGTTCAGGTGTTCGATGGTTCGACTTATGATACTGGTGCAACAAACTGCTTTGCAATCAATGGTGCTGTTACCAGCGTAGATGGAACTACATTCGATGTGACTAGTGAATGGCAACAGAAGCAAAATCGGTTTAGAACAAACGAACTAAACACATTCTCATCGTCTATCAACGCAGACAAAAACTGGCTTGAAGTTCAGTTTATTTTGCCTCCAACTTGGAACGCTGGTGTAGGTTTCGATCTTTCCCGCGTTCAGTTAGAGTCGGGCACAAACAGATCAAGATTCGAGGAGCGTCCACTTTCTATCGAGAAGCAATTGTGTGAAAGATACTATGCAATCGCTGATGTTTCTTTCAACGGTTACTTCATCGAAGGAACAACCGCTTCTGATATTGTGAAACTCGATGCAGAGTTGTATCCTTCGATTGATGTTCACGGCATCAGCGGTTCTTCTGTTGGAACGACTGTTGTTGGAACCGATTTCGTAACTAACGGTACTCTTGATTCTATATCGCTGTCGGACATTACCATTTCGGGTAGTTCTGTGCTTGCAGAAAGAGGTGCTTCTGGTAGCGTCAATTATGTTTCGAGTTATCACATAGATAGTAGTATAAGATAATAGGAGTTAGCCGTGGGTTCAACAGCATTAGGACGAATTGGTGGCGGCGGCGGTGGTTCAAGGATAACCATTACGCAACCCGGTCACAGTTTCATTGCAGGAAATGTTGTTCGTTATGATGCGACGAATGACCAATATACGAAAGCAATCGCAAAAGAATTCGATGGCGTTTCTGCGGATGTAAACGCAGAAGTCATAGGTGTTGTTGAAGCGGTTTCCGTTGATACATTTACAATGGTATTGAACGGAAAGATTGAAAGCGGTTCGTTTACGGTAGACAATCTCGGTATTGTTGGCAATCCGACTCAAGGAGAATTTTACTTCTTAAGCGATGAAACTCCCGGTCTGATGACAAATGTACCACCACAAGATGGTGCAAGCATAAGAAAACCAATCTTCATTCAAACAACAACGAATGGTATAGGTTTCGTTCAAAACTATATTGGTATTCGTAATAGCGATATTCTTGAAGATTTGGTTGATATTAGTTCAATTCAACCAGTAGGAATGATCGCTCCGTTTGGTGGACCAGCAAATACAATTCCCGATGGTTGGTTGCCTTGTGATGGTAGTGAATACGACCCAAACCAGTATCCAGAACTTTCTGCGGCAATTGATAGATCATATGGTGGTGGAACAGCGTATAGACTTCCAGACTTACGGGGTAGATTTGCTCTTGGTGCAAATCCCGAAGTTGGTGGTAACAGCAGTTTTACGGTACGGGGGTTAGGTAGTAGCGGTGGCGAAGAAACCCACGCATTGCAAATAAGCGAATTGCCTGAACACAACCATACCGGTTCTGGTTATTTAGCATATATTGACGATTTGGTACAAAACCCAGCCGATTATGTTACATACGGAGATGTGTACGGAATTTTTGAATCACCCGCACCAACTGTCAATATCGGACCAGATGAGACACCTGTTCCTGTTTCTCCAATAGATACTAGAGGACCAATTTTAGCAAATGACTGGCCAGCATATCTATCTCCAAACATAGGAGATGACTACGACTTTGGATATGCAACACAAGATATTCATATTACTGCACAGGGAAACAATGTTGCTCACAACAATATGCCACCATATCAGGTTGTAAACTGGATTATTCGCGCGAGAGCAGTCGCAGACGCAGCAATCATTACAGTCAATCTTCGCAATCTGAGAGATGTCGATACGAGCAGAGGATTCCCAACTAGTAACAATCAAAAGAACGGGGATCTGGTTGCTTGGAACAGAACAGAGCAAAAGTTCATTATGCGTCCCGATACCGCAACCGTAAACTATTGCAAAAACGGTGCGTTTGATAAGTGGCCAAATGGAATCACATTTAACGATGCTGCATTTACCGCTGCATACACGGCGAATGAATGGTACTATGAAAGATCGGGTGGTGTTGGCGGAACGGATAGACTGTTTCAAATAGAAAGAGGTGGTGCGGTTCCAGGTCATAATGCAGCAAATTCGTATCAAGGTCTTACAGAAAATGTAGCAGGACACGATTTTGTTCCAAGTGCTTTTTCAGAATTTGGCATTACCGGTGATTCTTTGCTGATTAGAAAAATCCAACAACTTACAACATCACTGTTTTCCCCCGACGAATATCACATACTATCATTCTTAGTTAGTGGTAGAGAATACGCTCAATTGTTACAAGCAGAATGGTTTACATTGAGTTTTTGGTCTTGGACGCCACAAGATTATTTTTTGAACGAAACAAATCGCATATCCGTTTCGTTTAGAAATCAGACAGGAAACGGTAGAGCGGGTAGAAGATTCGTAGATGAATTCCGACCGGTTCCGAACCAATGGACAAAGCACGAAATTAAAGTACCTGTTGATGCGATACAACAATGGAACTTCAAAGAAACTAATGGTCCGAGTCAATACGGGCTAAAGGTGTCATTTGCTCTATCCGCAGGAAATGTCAGAAGAACCCAAAACTCTAGGGTATGGGATGCTGGATTGCAAATCTATGCAACAGACAACCAGGCAACTCCACTTGACGGCAATATAAGTGTGGGTTCTTATTGGTTAGGACTCGCACAGATACAGTTGGAAGCAGGAGCATATTCTTCAAACTTCAAACTACCGGAAGCAGGCTGGAAACCAAATACGAGTAGCGACAATAGTGTTGGTAAACTAATAGCACTTCGCAGGCCTGGAGGGAAAAGCGCCCCTGGCATGACTCAATATGTTTTCCCGCGAGGAACTTGGGTATATGCTTACTGGAGATGGTCTAGTGACGATGATAACGAATTCCCATTTTCTGAAGGTCAAGGAACGGCGATCAGTGACGGAACAACTCCTCACCAATTTCCCGAACCAATCAGTACCGGTTTTGCTTTCCGAGTCGAATAATCTAATAAGGAATCGATTACATGTCTTCAAGCGCAGTTGCATTTTCATCTTCAGCAGCATCTTCAGTCGGTGTCATCACAGCAAACACGACTTTATATGTTTCGCCTGACGGTTCCGACACTGTTAATACCGGTACATCCTCCAGTCCATTCAAGACTCTAGATCGTGCGTTGAATAGTCTGACAAACAGAAGAATCTCTGATGGTGTTACCGTTACTATTTTCATTACCGGAGCAGTTTCCTTTTCTGGTGCTGGAGAAAGACACACATTCTCTACTACTACATTCGAACATCCTGATGGAGAACGAATTGTCATCACCGGAGCAAAGGTTACTCCTGTAACAATCCAATCGATTTCATCGTATAACGTAAACTCTGCAACAACCGGCGGTTACTACATGGAAGCACATGTGAATGCTTCTTCCGGAATCACAGTTGGTGACTTCGTGTTTATTCACGAACCAAACTACAGAGAGTCTTCAAAGCCTACTGGCGGTCCTATCATCTATGAAGTTGACTTTGAAAACGAAAGAATGGCGGTTCGATCAGCAGAACATTCTGGGAATGCCGGACAAACATATGACAACTGGATTGCAACTTCTCGTAAAACTCTTGCAACCGGTCCACACCAAGTTGTTGCAACAAATGGTCTGCTGAGTGCAACACCGACACTTCTGTTGTTCGTGCGGCACGACAATCCGTGGGAAGATACAAAATCGTCCACTGATGACAGAAGTGCATTTGTCACACCACAGGGTATTGTTCTTTCTGCATCCGGAATATTTAACACAAACGGCTCGCTAATAAACACCTACTCCGGACCGATTCTTGGTAATATTTCTTCAGGAACCCTCGGGCTGACCGGTGCTGCGAATACTGAATTTGGCGGAGTATCAAGCGAAACATTTTTTACCGCAAGTGATAAGAGACATGTGAATTTGTCTGCGAATGTTCTTAAGACACGACTAAACTTTGATACAACAGATGGACTGAGAATTCTGAATAGCATCGGAAGAATCGAAGACATCGTTCTCTGTGGTCCTGCACACGCAGGAGCAAATGGTGGAACATACGCACCAGAGTCAAACACAAAGACGGGTATTTACATTGGACCACAAGCAAACTGTGTTCTAAGTAATGTTGGTGTTTCTGGTTTCGACAGAGGAATCCACATCGATCATGGTAGTCTTACCGCAGAACATGTATTCGCATCTGCAAATAACTACAACTTGTATTGCGACAACGGTAAAATGCACCTAGCCGAATCAATCAGCACAGGCTCGGGAAACTCCAGCATCTACGCAACCAATAACAGTTCTGTCACACTAAAGAACACTATCATCGCAGCAAACAAGTCAAACGGTATTGAACTCGACAATGGTTCTGTTGCCGAAATGAACTATTGTAATGTTTCATTGAACGGTTCAAATGGTATTCTTTCCAACAGTTCTATCGTTGAACTAACAGGAACAACATCAGCATATGGTGTAACTAGTGATGCGTCTCTTGGAATATATTCGTTCGGTACGACTGGTTACAACGGAAGATTCTTTGTTCAAAGCCGTGACGGAAACTGGTTGTTCCACAACAAACAAGCAGGTATTCGTCTAGATCAAAATTCAACTTTGAATCTGTCGGGTTCTGTTGTTTCCTACAATGGTGAGAGCGGTATTCTTTCGATCGGTTCTCAGATCAATGCGTATCGAAGCAATGTCTGGGCAAACGGCGGTTCTTTTGATGCAGCAATTGCAGGTATCACTCAGTCAAGCATCACATCAGTCTATGATGGAACAGTTCGTCTTGAAGATACCAGCGTTGGTAACTCCGTTCGTGGCATATACCTCAACGGTTCTTACATGTCCGACTCAGCAGGTCAAATCGTCGGGAACACTAACGAAGGAGTGTATGCTGAAATGAAGTCGTGTGTTCGATTGCTGGATACCGGTATTACTGGAAATAGTCTGGATATCGACGCAAACTATATGACAACAATCTTCATAGATAATGGAACAAACACAGTGAATCCAAACACTTCAACAGGAACCACTTCTGATATCATCGTTGCCGAAAGTATTGCATAATGTATTTTAAACACAACACTGATGACACAATCGAAATCAATGGTGTTCGTTTTCCCTACGAGATTTTTCTTCGTCTTGAGCCAGACTATGTAAAACCGATGGGTATGTCGTGGAGAATGTACGAACAAGGCTTATACCATCACATTCATACCATCGACGCTTCACAAATTTCCGGTGAATATCCGTGGGAAGACGGCGATCGATATATTTCCAGACTCGGTGATCTGAAGATTCTTTTTCAAGAGCAAGAAAAACCAGAACCACCAAAACAAAGAGAACCAACAATAGCACAACCGAAGAAACTCGATCCTGTCGAGTTTCTCGGTGAAGATTTCATAAATAAAGTAAATGCTTTATGGGATTTTATTGCAAACGAAGTTCCAAAGAGCGAGTCCATTTATCCTGTCAAAAAGTCTCTGAAAAAGAAAGAAGCGTGACATGAAAGTATCGTTAGAGCAAATTTACCGTGCATATCCCGTGTTTCAAGTGTTAATAGAACAACCACTTCCGATGCCAGTGAACTTGAAACTCAGAGAAGCAGTTCGTGAGTTGCAACCACACTTTCAAGAAATCGCAGATATTCAAAACAACATTGTTCGAGAGCAAAACTATCCACAAGACGAATCTGGATCATATCTTGTTTCTGAACAATCACACGACGAGTTTCTATCAATTCTGAATGCGAGACTTCAACGATTTGTTCATATAACATGGGAACCAATTATTGTCGATGATATCGTCGATGCAAAACTATCCATTAAGGAACTGGAAGCGATTTCGTTTTTGTTTTCGGATCTGGAGTCACTAGTAGAATCGGCAGTATGAGATTGACTCCTTATACATAATGTAAGGAGTTTCTATGCCTTCACCAAATTCAAGACAATCACTCAAGGATTATGCTCTTCGTAAACTCGGCTATCCCGTCATTGACATTAATGTTGATGATAGTCAACTTGAAGATCGGATTGATGATGCTTTGGAGTTTTACGGTGACTTTCATGCCGATGGGTATGAGAAAGTGTATTTAAGCCATCAGATCACTCAAAACGACATCGACAACAAATACATTGACATATCAAACATCGACAGCAGCGTAATTCAAGTCGTAAAGGTGTTTGCGTATTCCGCAAACACCACAAATATTTTTGACTTGAGATATCAACTTGCACTGACAGATTTTTATGGTCTGCGAACAGCAGGTACTCTGTCACACTATACAATCGTTCAGCAACATGTTTCAATGCTGCAACAACTGCTCGATCCTGAGTTTCAAATCGACTTCACTCGATCTACAATGAAACTACACCTCAGAACGGATTGGGAAAAACTGGCGGTAGGTGATTATCTTGTCGTTGAAGCGTATGCTGTAATCGATCCCGATACTTACACAAAAATTTACAATGATCGGTTTCTTAAGAGATATGTTCCAGCATTATTCAAGAAGCAATGGGGTGCAAACTTATCCAAGTTCACAGGTATTCAGTTGCCTGGTGGTGTTGAATTCAATGGTAGAGAAATTTTCGATCAAGCATCCCAAGAAATCGAAAAACTTGAACAGGAAGCAAGAGACATGTACGAATTTCCGCCATCTTTTTTCACGGGCTGACCCTACTAAATGGCTACAAACTCATACTTTCATCATCGTCCATCAGAGCAAAATCTGATTGAAGACCTTACCATAGAGTCCATCAAGATTCACGGTAAGGACATGATCTATCTTCCTCGTACAGTAAACAATAAAGATGAATTGTTTGGTGAAGACACAATATCCAGTTTTGAAGACTCTTTCTTCATTGAAATGTATATTGCATCAGTCGATGGGTTTGGTGGTGATGGTGACTTCATCAGTAAGTTTGGTTTGGAGATTCGTGATACTGTTGAACTAATCGTTGCAAAGAAACGGTTTCAGTATGAAAGTGACATGGATCGACCGAGAGAAGGCGATCTCATTTATCTACCTCTCACCAGAGGTCTTTTTGAAATCAAGTTTGTTGAACACGAAAATCCATTCTATCAAGTTGGCAAACTATACACATATAAGTTGTCTTGTGAACTATTTCAATACAGCCAAGAAGATCTCAACACGGATCAGTCGGTTATCGATGGTATCGAAGACACCAAGAAAGACTTTGCATACGATCTTACACTTACCAGTTTGAGTGGTTCATTTATTGCTAACGAAACTGTTACTCTCACAAACGGTGCGTCAGCAACTGTGTCTGCATGGAATGGCAACACTTTACGATTGCATGATGTGACAGGCACACTCGAAGTCGGTACAACTATTATTGGTGATTCTAGCCTCGCAACTGCACTCGTATCTTCTATCACCGAAACCACGGTCCATATTGCCGGTGTAACATCAGATCCGTTCGACAAGAACGACGAAATTCAGTTGGAATCCAACACGATATTCGACTTTACCGACATCGATCCATTCAGCGAAGGAAGTTACGCAGATATAGGCATAGATACTGGTATACCAGATAATGTGTTTGTACCTCTTGGTTCAGACGCATTGATAACATCAGATGGAGAATTCTTTGTTGTTCAACCATAATACTAAGGTAGAAAGCAATGGCTAATTATAATTCAATCTATACAGGTCAACAGATTGATTCTGGCATTGGTAAAGCAAATACGGCAGTGCAACCAAATACTCTTGGTTCTGCTGCAACAGCGGATATTGGTACTACTGCCGGCAATGTTATTGCATTAGATAACCAGGCTAAACTACCAGCAGTAGATGGTTCACAGTTATTTAATGTCTTTGGTGCGACCGGTCCAACTGGTGATACCGGAGCGACAGGTCCAACTGGTCCAACTGGTGCGACTGGAGCAGGAGAAACCGGTCCAACTGGTCCAACTGGTGCTACAGGACCGACAGGACCGACAGGTCCAACTGGTGCGACTGGAGCAGGAGAAACCGGTCCAACTGGTCCAACTGGTGCGACTGGAGCAGGAGAAACCGGTCCAACTGGTCCAACTGGTGCTACAGGACCGACAGGTCCAACTGGTGCGACTGGAGCAGGAGAAACCGGTCCAACTGGTGCTACTGGAGCAGGTGTTACATCTGGTGGAACAACTGGTCAATTTTTAGTAAAGGTTGATGAAACCGATTACAATACAGAATGGAAAAGTCCAACAGACATCTATGTAATTGCGTGTTCGGACGAAACAACAGATTTAAGCACTGGCACAGGTGTAGTAACATTCCATATGCCTTCTGCGGGAACATTAACTGGTGTAAAAGCAACAGTCAACACCGCACCAGGCGGCTCAAACATCGAAGTCGATATTAATGAGAATAGCGTAAGTGTTTTGAGTACGATTATTACAATTGACGATGGAGAAACATCAAGCAAAACAGCAATTACAGGACCTGTGATTGGTGATAGTTCATTGGCAGAAGATTCTGTGATTTCGATTGACATAGATCAGGTGGGAAGTTCTACCGCAGGAACAGGCCTTAAAGTTACACTTTATGTTATTAGAGAAGAGATAACATGAGTGTAGTTTACACTCTTTGGGATACCGTTAAAGAACAGGTTGTAACTTATCCTCGTAAGGACAATCAACCTGTTTCTGGTCTAACAGACCGTTACTTGGTTTTATCTATTGTCCGTGAAGAACAACCAGAAATACCGGAAGGGTGGTCAATACGAGAAACAAGACAAGTTAACCTTGAAACTTTGATATGGAATCATGGTTGGGAATTGATTGAACCACCGGCACCGCCGCCACCACAACCAAATTACTTCGATTTCTACCAAGCGTTATTGGCAAGTAATACTTATCAAAAAGTCATGACAATGCCCCCGACAGCAGATTTAGTCAGAGCATTAGTGGTATTTGTTTCTAATATTCAAGATGCTTTGAGCGGTAGGGTCAATGAGACATACATGCAAAATGCTATTTGGTTACTTCTCGGTCAAGCAATGCTCACTAGTGAAGAAATTGCAGAAGTATCTTCATTGATGGATGCACACAACCTTTCATTAGTATATTCTTTGGAACAATTATGAGTGTCATTTATATCAACCCGTATCAGTTCGCGGGGGCACTGTGGACGCCTGCTGAACTCGGGGCATCGCTGGCCCTGTGGCTCGATGCCGACGACGCCGCCACCATCTCGCTGAACGGATCGACCGTCAGCACTTGGACCGACAAGAGCGGCAACGACAATCACGTATCCAACGATAC